TGTTTAGATATTATAATATTAGAATTAGATGTATCAATAATAGATACGTTTCTTTTTGGAAGTCTTGAGTATAAACCACCTCTAGTCAAATTTGTAATTCTTGGAGATTTTACTCTAAATGTTGAATTTGTAGAGATTCCAGCAGCAAGGATACTACCATTATTAACGCCAGTTACACCTACCCCTAAAGGTGATAAAGTTAATGTTTGACCATCAGGTGATATATTACTTACAACATTAAATACAGGATCATTAAATGTACCATGCTTATAAGCAATAATCGCATCAGTTTTAATTCCAACTTTACCGCTAAATCTTCGACCAGAAACTGTTGCAGTATTTGTACTGGAACCACCTAAAATTGAAAGATTGTCAGTGAATGAAAAATTAGGTAACACACGATCATAAAGAACAGCATCTGCAGCAAAATCTGATGCTAAATTACCAACAACTTTAGATTGTCGAACAGATTTAATATCATCAACAGTATATGCATTTATTGATGATATTGAGAGTGAGATGTTGCTTTCTTTTTCATCAACTATTAGTTGCTCACCTTCAACAAATGTTCCAGTAGTTTCTGTTAGAGAAATTTCACCAGTATTTGGTAATTCTCTTACAAATCCGATAGCACCAGTTGATAATCCTCTGACTCTTGAACCTAATGCAATTTGACTAGTATCGGAAACCTTTAATATTGTAAATGTCTGTATATCATATAAATGCAAATCAAACTCTGTTGTACTGCCACTGTAAATGGCATCTGAAGCACCAAATGAATAAACCCTTGCACTACCAATTTTTACTCCACCAACAGTTGAACTATTTGTGGTAGTTCTTCTACCACTGTGTAGATTTACAACGTTATTATTAGTTCCACCTAAACTAATATATGGAGTTCCAAAAATATTATTTACTTTAAGATTACTACCTAGACTAAAAGATACAGATGATGCTCCAACTTGTTTAACATCTCTTGGTTTTTCTACATCAGAAACTGTAGTTCCTGGTAAAAATACATCAAATCCTCTTACATATGCTTTTCCTGGTGATAATTTAACACACATCAGATCATCTGAAGGAGTATTACCTTGATCTGTTAGTTGATTAGATGTGTATAAACCTTTTGATCCAATCTCGTCATTTAGTGAGTTCTGGGTATTGACACGAAATGGTTCAACTGCATAGTTACCTGACTCATCAAATGTTCTTTTTGCAAAATATTTTTTGATTTCTGAATATACTGATGCATTTTGTAATTTCTTTGTCTCACCTTCTCTTACTCTGAATAATTCTACAAAATTTGTATCATTAAAATCTTGTAATGATTTTTTAGATAATTTAACTGATATCTTAAATCTATCAGCACCTGGTGCAGCAAAGTTTGTAAATCCCTTTGCATTATCATAAAGTGATTCATCATCATTTGCATTTACAACTTCCTCTATAATCTCAAAACCAACTCTATAAGATGGTTGATTTGAATATGGTTCAAGGATAATAAGAGATGTAGGTACATCTACAAATACTCCTCTCATGAAATAAACACCCTTACTAACACCTAAAGCAGAACCAGTTGCCGATGCACTCTCAGATACTAATGTTAATATTGTCTCATTTACATTTAATGTAGTGTTACCATAAGTAAAATTTTCCTCTAATATTAATATTTCACCATCAGGGAAAGCAACACTCTCACCATCATTACCAGATTGATTATATTTTACAAAAATTGTTATTTCATCAACACCCTCTGTGGGTGGTAATATAAAATTCTTTATAGTTGCAACAATACCTGAACTTTGACCTCTTACTCTTGTTCCTTTACCATTATTATTCGATATAATTTCGTTTAAGTATACAGAAACATCAATGCCTAAATGTGCTGGATTAACTTTAACAGAAAAATATGTTGGATCATACTCAATACCACCAGGTATGACCATTGATCCTTCTTTGAATATATGTTTTCCAAAAGATTCAACTTGATTTTGCAGTAAGGATTGTAACCCAGTCAGTTCCCTTGCTTGGACTGGATGACCTGGTCGAAATAAAATCTTATAGAAATTTTTCGCCTTATCAAAATCATCATAATAAGGATTGATATTTAAATTTGTCTTTTGTGGCATTGTTAGAATTCGAGTATGATTTTAATGTCTTCCTTTTGACGAGAGTTTCTCACGATTTGTGGTCTATTATCTAAATAGATAATTTCTCCTGACCCTTTATTTATCTCAGATTCAGACAACCCTGCATTAAAATTAGTTCCCAAATTAATTAACTTATTTCCAGTTGGGTTGGTTGTGATGCCTGAAAAATTCACTGATATTGAACCAGAGAAACTAGAATTTTTTCCCTCAATATCATTTGCTGTATTTGAAGACTCAAATTGATATATTCTACCTATGGTAGAAATACCTGTGTAATCAGTTTGATCATATGATGTTTTATTAAAGTGTAAAGAACGATCTCTAAAATATTTTAATACTTTAGTTTCTTTATCAAATGAAGCAACAAATCCAGTTGCTACTTTCCCTACATTCGGTGATAATGTCAGAACTTGATTTATCTCTTCACCAACCTCTGGTGTTCCACTCACTGTTGAAAGTTTAACAGCCTGTAAAGATGAATAAGTAGTATCTGTGTAAGTTAAATCTGTACCAACCTTTGTAGGATTCTTAACAACTCCCACTTGTGCAAATTTTGTATCAATAGGGAAATCTTTTGTTGAATCATCAAATCTTGCATAAATTATTACTTTATCAGTGCCAAGTTCAGAATAAACATCAGCACCATGTCCCAAACCAGGTGGAATGATTGGGATTAATTTTGCTCTACCTGTTGCACTTACATTACTATTCAGAGTTCCTAAATCAACTAATGCATAAGTATAACCCTTTCCACCAGCACTTACAGTTGCCTTAGTAATTTTTCCACTTACAACGTCGATTCTTGCTTTTGCACCGCTACCATCACCAATTATATCAACCTCTTGACCCAATCCATTTGCATAACCAGTTCCAGCATTTTCAATGTAAATGTGCTTCAATTGATTATTATTTACATTAGAATTACCATTTTCTCTTACTGATCTTATCTGAGCATCAGTGCTTGTGTCCCAATTATTAGGAACAGTAATAAACTCTGTTGAATCAAATTTGATTATGTCACTAGGTGAAACTGTAAATAGGTACTTCCAAAGATATCCATCACCACTATTTCCTGCTTTTGATGGTTCTAAATCCGTAAAAGTTGGTTCATCCTGAGAAACATTACCTAGAACATTAGTACCTGTAGATCCATTATCAATACAAACATATACCTTAAAATCAGAATTAAGAACATAATAGTTTGCATCATATAATCTATTCGCTTTTGTTAGCGGACTTTGATTACTCGCACTGTAATCATCTCTATAAATTTCATATCTTGATCCTGAAGTCCAATCTACTCTTCTTATAATTCTTCTTATATTTGCAGATGATATTTTTTTACCAAACATCATAGTGTCACCAGAATGAGCACGATATGAAAAACTATCAATAGGTGCTGGTGTTTTACTACTTGTATTCCAATCTGAAGTTCTACCAAACCCTACAAGACCAGATGGAGAACCTGCAGGATTAGACAACCCTATAAAAACATAGTAAGAATTATTTGTATTTTCGACTGATTCTACAAAATTATTTGCGTTCAGGATTCTAAACTGATCAGTAACAATTGCTGGCATCGAATCTTAACTTTTCTTTTTATTTATAGTGGTTCTTGAATCAAAGTCCAAATACTCTTATCGCACCAGTGGATCTTAGACCTCTTACAGAGGTTGAAACGTATTTTTTACGTTGAATGGTTGGGAAGGTAGATAAACCAGCATCAACAGTCAATCCAGTAACTCCAATGGATATTGGATTAGATGAGCGATTAAGATTTGTGCTGTGTAATATTCCCCAATTTAATCTTCCAAGTGATGTAGTCAATCCAATATTTAATTGATTAAAGAATCCTGTTTCGGCAATACCAACGATTGACGACGCACTATTTGTATGAACATCAACAACAATTTCACCTTTTGATGCAGTCTCAGTTATTGTTTTAACGATATAGATGTTATCTAAGAACGTTGTTCCTATACCAACAACTGATGCATCTACACCATTAATTGATGTAACTCCATTACCAACTTTTGTACCTGTGATTAATACTGGATATCCTACTTTTAATGTATTAGCATTGGTGTTAATTATATCACCATCACTATTTTTCTGAACAGAATTAAAGAAGAATCTAAGTGCAGGTCCTCCGCCAGATCTAGTTGTTTGTTGAATACCAGTTATAATACCTGTATAACCATCTACATTTTGTATTGTGTTGATTTTTTCAGTTTGGAATGTAGGTAATTGTATAATTGCTTGTGGTGCATTTGTAAATGTATAACCAGTTCCTGCATTAGTAATTGTTGTAGAAGTTACTGATCCATTTGTCACTACAGCAGTTGCTGTTGCTGTTGTGCCAACACCAACTGGAGATGAAAACTTGATATCAACGTTACCTGAATATCCTGAACCAGCATTACCTATTGTTAATGCAGTTATTGAACCAAGACCAGAAACTGTAGCAGTGACTGCTGCACCAACTCCAATACTACCAGATAAAATAAGTGCATCTACATTTCCATCACCTGCTTGACTATATCTCTCTTTTTCATAATGGAATGCTGTTGCATCATCAACAAAAATTGGATTACCCAGAGATGTACCTGATATTGTCGATAAATCACCGATAATTTTTGCAGTTGGATAGATCTGTGGTTCAATAGATGCTCTTGTTTTATTTACAACCACACCATTGAGAACAACATCAACTTTTTGTTTTTCCCATCTTATTGGTCTTGTATTTGTCTCATCAATACCTAGACCTGTGTAAATGTCAGTTTCAACAAGATCAGCACCAAGAATCTCTTTAATTACTCTGTCATTTTCTTGTGTTGTTGTAATTCCTATAGAATCATTTCTTAAAACTCTAACTTCATCACCAACTTTTACTGTTTCTTGTATATCTTGAATTAATACATCAACACCCTCTTGACCTTTATAGAAGAATATATCTACCTTATCACCAGAATCAGGTGCTTCATTAAATGTAAATGTAGAACCACCCTCAAATTGATATGCTTCTTTTGGTTTTTGTATTACACCATTTACAAATATAAGAAGAACAGCATCAAGATCAATTAATAAAGAAGTTGCATTTGTCAAGTCTTTCTCAAAACTTAAAATCTGCCCATTAAAGAATAATGGGAATCTTGTTTTTTGACCATCTTGCAAATTAGCAATACTATCAATCATATCAAGTTCTCCAAACTGCCATGCTGAGAATTTATCTCTGAAGATCTCAATTACCTCTAACTCAAATTCTTGAATAGGTGAGGTAAGATGAGAAGCAGTAATTAAACCAACTGGTCTAAATTTATCACCAACCTTAAATGAATGACCAGGTCTTGCAATACTAAACTTATTAATCTCAAATAATGTTGATCCAATTCCAACAGATGTCCTTGATGCACCAACCTCAACATTCAACAGTAAATTAGAACCTGTATCTGTTGTAGCACCGACACCTAGTCTAGATACACCCTCAACTGGAAGATTCTCATATGTTGGTTCAGGAATGATTAATTGTGGATTCACATAACTTGTACCTGCAGAAACGATATTAAATGCAAGTGTTCCACCAACACCAACAGTTGCTGTGATATTTGCACCAGTTCCACCGCCACCACCTTGTCCTACGAAGATAGTGATTGTATTTGTTGTAGCAACTCTAATTGCAGTTTGTATTCCAGCGATTGGATCACCATTTGGATTGCTTGTAATTGAAAGTCCTCTAGGATATGGATGATTTCCAAAGAAATTATCTTTAGAACACTTAAATACTAATCCACCCGTATCAATACCAACAGTATCACTTGTAGATAAACCGTGATTTGGTATGGTTAGTTTTAGAAGACCACTATGTGATTCATAATCTGCATCTGTTGCTGTGAATGCATTTGCACCTGTGGCAGCAAAACTACCCTTACGTATTGAACCAATACCAGAACTTACAAATCTATGCTCAAATGCAAGGTCTGTTACACCGATTGCAACTGTTCCACCACGATATCCAGAACCAAATGTATTATCCTCAAAGAACTCAAATGCATTACCACCACCAACATAAGTATGAACAATTGTGCTTGGTCCTGCTTGAACCTCAAATGTTCGTTCAGAAACAATACCTGTCAAGAATAATGGTCTTTCGTGATCTTGGAATATTGTTGTGGTTACACCACTATAACCCACACAACTAAATTCTAAGTCTTTTAGTTGAACAGTATTAGGTCTCTCAAGGGCAAAACCATGAACTTTATTAGTAGTAACTGTGATAATACCAGTTATATTATCATATGCTGCTGTAGTAATTCCGTAATTGACTCCTGAAGTAGTTGCAATACCAACAACGCTAGTAATTGCACCTGATGCATTCTTGAATAATGATGCCTTCGCCCCTTCAAGTGGAGCATATCCAAGACCAGGTGTAGAACCTAATGATACAATCAAACCACCTCTAGGAACTTGGTTCTGATTAATATCTGACTCAGATATAATAAACTGACCATTTTCAGAGGTAATACCTGTAAATTGAACTGTTGAAACACCAGCAACAGTATCTGCAATGAACTCATAGTTATGTCCTGAGTTATTAGTAGTCAATGGTGTTTGGAATATACCATTAATGAACAATACACCATTACCTACACCTATTCCAGATGAAGTATTTGCTCCTCCTACTGTCAAACTATATGTCTTTCCAATTCCAGTAAAGTCATCTGATACATCATCAAATAACATATTAGTTGTATAATTACTTCTCAAGAAAGTCCTACCACTAAAATCTGCTTTTACAAAAGGAAGATTTGTTTCTGTCCTTCTTGATCTTGTATTTCCCTTTGGTGGTTCAATGAAATAAACTGAACTATCTACAATGTTAAATGCACCTCTATGAACCCTAACTGTATCGTTATCAGAGTGAGGTGTAGCACCTATTCCTAAAACTCCCCTCTCAACTCTTACGACAGGTAATGTTGAAATTCCAAGAGAAACATCAGTTGCATCATTAATTGTTCCAGTTGGAGTACTTGAGAAACCAACTTGTTCAATTTTCATATATTCATCATTTACTTTTAATACATCACTTGGTTGAATTGAGCCAATACCACTTAGAACAAATTGTGAAGTTGCAGATCCAATGTTTCCATCTAGGGTATGAGAGATTGATGTGAATGTTATTGGTTGTTGAACAACACCATCAAGACCAATAATTGTCTTTGTGAGTTGTTTGTTCATTGTTAATTTGTGAGCGTTACCAGTTCCAATTCCTGTGAATGTTATCGCTGCACCTGAAGATACATATTCTGGTCTAGAGAATAGTTGGAATCTATTTTCATCAAGAACTTTTGCAAATACTGTTGATGGTAAAATAGTTGTAACAATACCTGAAGTATTTGTTGTTGAACCAATTGACAATGCAGTTGCTGCAATTCCAACGAAAGTTGAATCAAATGTATAAGTTAATTCTTCATTAGTGTTAAAGAAGTGATTTGGAATTGTAAATACACCAGTTGTTGTACTAATAATACCTGAATTCGGATTAAAGGTTTTACTGTAAATTGGTGTTCCCTCAAATTTAAGATCAAATTTAGTTTTATTTGCTCTCCTACCTTCTAATCCATCAAATGATGATAAGAGTACTTCTTGATCAACAGTGCCATAAGTTAGTTTAGGTGGTGTATTATCAAAATCATTTTCTGTGTAGAAGATTTTACTATATGATTGAACCTCGATTAATGAATTAAATTGTGCATCTGGATAGAATCTTAGATTTATGTTGCTTCCACTTATTTCTCCACCAAATGTACCAATACCTGTTGTTGAACCTGCTGATACAAATGGATATTGAACTGTTAATATATCATCCTGATCTCTTATTGCAATTATTTGATGAACTGCTGATGTTTGACCACTTGACACTCTTACAAGAGATTTAACACTACTATCAATATTTTTATTTAAAGTCGCAAATGTAATTACACTTCCAGTTCCTGTCGCATAACCAGATTCTAATCTTACGCTTCTCTCTGAACCAACTGGTTGATCTGCCACAGCGAAACGATATGTACTTATACCAGCAGTCGTCGTGCCCAAACCAACAATATTTGATCTGGTTTCAAGAATTGTTGTACGATCATTTTCGATTTGTAACTTAATTAAATCATTCTCAAATCTTGCTGTAATTATTCCTACAGTGCTCTGACTACTTGCTAAATTTTTATCAACATAAATTTGTGATATTGTGGTGTCTATACCATCAAAATCAACTATTACTTCGTTGTAATTAATATCTTTTGTTGTAGAATCTTCAACGTATATTGATGCGTGTAGAGCATTAAAATCTGTTTTAGAAAATTCTGCTATTGTGGTTGTTACAATACCAGTAGTAGTAGATCCTGCATTTACATTTACACCAGTTAATTTTACATTTCCAATACTATTAGTATTAATTCCAACCAAATCAGTATTAAAATCAATCTTTAATACTTTAATATCATGATCTTTAGTAAATTTATTTGCTGGTTCAAATAGTAAATTTTTAGTGCCATTACTTGTAATCTCAGTTTTTACTTCTCCCAATCTAATTGACGTAAAATCAGTTGTTTTCTCAAATAAAATGGCATCATCTTCATCAGTTAATGCAACAACTTCAGTAAATTGGGTATCAAAAGTATCAGGATCAATAACCTGAATTAAATAATTACCGACATCTGCAGTTAATTCCTCAACCACAGTTGTATTCGCAGAAAAACCTACACTAGAGAATTGATCACTTATATCATCATGGATCAAAACTCTATTACTAATACATCTTGTAAAATCAGTTAAAACTCTATTTTGTAATTGTAAATTTTTAGATTTATTGTTTAGTGTGTCAAAATCTGTTACAAAATCAAAATTATTAATTGCATCAACTCTATTATTTTCATTTACAACATCAAGTATAACTGTTGATAATGAAGTAGATGTAGCTCCAACACCCACCTGTATTGTGTTCTGTACTGATGTATCAGCAAAATTCTTTAAACCTGCTGGATGAACTAATCTATTAACAGGATTTACTAAATCGTCCCATACAACTGAACTTTTAATAGAATAAGAAAGATTTTGATAGTAATCATTATCTGGCATTACCTGATAATCTTCACTTAACTTACCTGTATCATCTAACCATCCATATTCTTGTCTATTTGAGAAATCAATCTTGAATTTTGCTTTATTATCAATTATTGATGTAATTTCAGCGGATACACCACTTATACTTCCAACAACTCTATCACCTGTCTTTATATTAAATAATCCATCGATTTTAATATAATCATCTCTTATTTCAACGACTTCAAGATCAGTCTTTACTCCATCTACATTTAACTTTTCATTTAACTCAAATACACCTCTAGTTTGTATAGGTCTTATATCTGGATAATTATCTTTATTAACTAAAATAGCGTATCCTGATTGGAATGTTTTTGCAATACCAGGATTAGTTGTTAATCCTGCTAAACTAAATTTAAGGATTGATGTTGTACCAGCAATATAATCATCTACATTAAAGAATCTATAATTATAATTCTCTGAATTAAATCCATCACCTTCAGTAGTTGTATTTGTTCCAATACCGCTAGTTCCAATACCTGCTTCTCCAATTCTTAATATACCTTCAACAAAAACCTCATCTCCTTTCTTAAATGGTTCTTGTATAAAACCACCAAACGGTGTTTCTAGATATGCAGTTACAACACCTGATACACTTGTTTCAACAGAGTTAATACCAACTCCATTTGAGTTGTTAATTGCAACAATTCTATGAGTAAGTGAATCTAATCCATTAACTGGTGCAATAACTTGAACATCAGAAATTGTTTGATTAGGACTAATAGGTTGTAATGATGAGTCATCGACCACCTGATTAGATATTGGATTATATACTAATAAATTTGGAGCACTTGAATAATTCTTTCCTCCACTTACAATTGAAACTCCTGTAATAACATCTAAATTATCGATATTAACAACTGGTGGCACAAATGCCTCTGGACTCAATGTTTTATCGGATGAATATTCATATCCAAAATCAACTATTCTTACCTTTTTAATTTTACCAACTGTTTTAGATGATGTTTTTAGATTAGCTCCTGCTCCATTTGCACTAATAACAGTATTAAATTTGGGTAGTTTTTTATAATTAAATCCTGATGATATAATTTTAAAGTCTTTTATTTCACCATGAACATTTTTAGATTGTGTTGAATATTGTAATTTTTCACAATCAATTTCTGAATATCTTAAAAATTCTGGAACTTTTGGTGAGAAATTAAATGTTTCTGATGTTACTCCAGAAATTTTGTATTGACCACTATATGTACTATCGACAAATAAGATTTCATTATGATTAATAACATCAGTATCAGAAGTGCTTATAAATCCACCCTTTGTTAAACCATAATATAATTTGCTTGGAGAAGATGAAGTGCTTTGTACTGATAAAGTAGCACCATAAAATGGTCTATCAGGTGAAGTACCGATACCAATTGTACCTACACCTATCACATTAAAGTTTGTAGAGTCTTGAGAACTTAAATATTCATTCGTGAGTTCCTTATCATAGAATATTTTAAAGTCAAAATCAGATAATGTGGTGCTTGATAATCCAAAAGTAAGTTTTTGGTTTTTAACCACTCTAATTTGAGGATTTATTGGTGCAATTGATTGATTTGCTCCACCCGTATTCGCTGTAATAGCAACAGTTCTAACGGGTCTTACACTGACATCAGATAGTGTTTCACCTAATTGAAGATATCTATCACTAACTTTATAGACAAAATATGTTCCAGTAGATAATCCTGTTGCTCCTCCTTCATAGAAAACTTTGTCTCCTGTCTTAAATCCATGATTATCAATATCTAAACGATTTGTTTCAACATCAGATGCAGCAAATGTTATTGGATTTACTACTAATTTTTCAAATTCAGAGTTATATCTAATTGAAACTGGAACAGTAGTACCAATCCCAACTGATAAATTGGGAACCACATCCATATTAACTATGTCACCATTCTTCAAATTATGTGTTGTTGTTTCAGCAACACCTATTTTTGTGGTTACAGTACTAATTACTTTATCAACATCAGCAGTTACTTGCTCATAATTAGATGTAAAATTATATAATCCTGATCCAATACCTGCAATACCATTACCCAAGAAAAATAAACCATCACTTGTATTTGCAACTCCTGCTCTAGTTGTTACAATTCCAATATAATTTTCATCCTTTTTAATTACAAACACATCTGTTGATGTGGATCCTGAGAATGGTAACTCAAATGAACCAGATGAACTATTATTAGGAGATACGTCAAACTCAGCATTAGACACGTTTGGTCTTGTCAAAGTTACTTTTTGACCAGTAACAAAAGGATGATCTGGAAGATATATTGCCCTCTCTGGTATTGAAATAGATGTCGTAGTTTCGCCAACAACATAATTTACGGTTGATCCGACACCATCAGTTCCAACTCCTACAGATTGAACACCGTTAAAATAAACAACGTCATTTATTCTCGAATCAAATTTAGTAGTTTTTACTGGAATAGTAAATCGGTTATTTAAAATATCTACTTGAGAACCAAATGTATGTGCTACACCAGTATTTCTAAAGACTCTTATGATTTTTTGTGTGTTATACAGATTTAATACTTGTAAGGTCTCAGTAGAATTGCCAACACCTATTCTTAATGATCCACCAATTGAAACTGTATTAGGAATCTTATTAACAAAAATATCTTGCACAATTCCATTAGCATTTCCAACTGTCATAGATTTACCAAGTGAAACCGTATCTGTGCTCACTCCTACTACAAATGAATTTGTTAGATTAGGAATAGATGTGCTTAGACCAGAAATAAAGACAGAATCCTCGTTGTTAAGTTCAAGGGTTGGAAGGTAATTTACTTGAACCTCATCTCCATTATTCCAAGTAAGAATAGCGTTGTTGAACCTTGTTAATGATGTTTCAATTGTTGATATCCCAAGACCAACGATCTCAGAGACTTGAGCACTAAATCCAGTTCCATTTGTATCAGTATTATCAAATGATGTAATATCACCAACTTTATAGTTACTACCACCGTCTAGTATAATGATATCATCAATAGATCCCTTAGTAACTGATTCAATTTCTGATAATTGTCTTATAGTTTCATTTGACTCTTCAATAAAATCATTATCAGCAAATTCTTCTCCTACATTATAGGGTTTTGTATTTCTAATTAGATTGGAGTTATTAAAATCAAAATCATGATCAAGGATTAAATTATCATTAATAATAGGTGATCTATAACTATTTCCAATATAATATGGATATACACCCTCTAATTTATTTGTATTTGTCCCTAATCCAACGGTGGCAAAATATGCATAGATTCCATTTGGAAACTCAGGTGTTTTACCAAATCTACCGTTGTGAATATCTAAATCACCACTTTCATCAAAAATATAATCATCAACAAAAAATCCTTCATTAAATCCAGATGGTCGATTTAACACCTGCGTTGAATCTTTTTTATATGAACTTGCTAATATTTTTAATGGGGAATTAATATTATCTGGATCTGAGTATCCAAAAGGTCCGTAAATCGGATTTCCGTCATATGCCCACCCAATAATTGGTGAGTGACCAGTTATTTTATCAAACTCTCCATTCGTTTTTTCATCAAATGTGTTTTCAAGTTCGATAGCAGTAGATTGTGAGTATCCTAAAATTCCAAATGTTAATGATGTTTCTCTTGAGGTTAGATTTTTATCACCAAATCTAGCTGTATTATTAATTGTTAAGTCTCTAACTCTAGCAGCGAATAATCCATTTTTTCCTCTTGCAGTTGCAAGCACCTCTGTAGTCAAGCTACTGTACCCTATACCAGAGTTAATAACGATTGTATCTGTTAATACTCCATTATTAATAACAGGTCTTATAATCGCTCCTGACCCTGTACCAGTGGATATCACGTTTATTTCTGGTAAAGAATTATATTGACTTCCTTGATTGACTACTATAACATCTTCAATTTTTCCATTAGTAATTATTGGTTTTAATTCTGCATTTTTACCATTCTCGATTGTAATTTTTGGTTGTACTTGGTGATTTAATATAGTTGAACCATAATCAGTTCCCTTTTCATACAAGTAAGCACCTGTGAAATTACCAGTTATTACAGGGGTAAAATTAATTGTACCTGTAACTGTAGAACCATAAGACACTTCTACATTAACTTTTATTTCTGGATAAGTAAATATTTGATATCCAGTCCCTGTTGATAGTAGATTTACAAATTTTCCTCTATCAAAATTAGTCTTATTAGTGGCACCAACTCCTGCATTCGCTAGTCTAAATGAATTATCATCTAATTTGATTACATAATAAGAAGTTGTGGTTGATAGACCTTGAATCGCTGTTGTTTCAGCGGAGTATTTAATAATATCCCCATTAGAAAATCCATGATTAACAAAATTAATTGTATCAAAAGAGGACGATATACCCGCAGGTTCTACTCTTAATTTACGATGTTGATATCCAGATCCTCCACTTAATACTCTAACATCAAGTAATGTATTTTTTGATTCTGTTCTAAACTTGTGAATACCACTTGCACTAGTATCTGTTGCAAATCCAACTGTATTAATACCAGCGATTCCAGCAAGAGAATCTGCTTTATTATTAAATATTCTTACTGTTGTAGGATTAACAACTCTCACAAAGTAAGGATCTCCATCTGATAATGTTCCTGTAATTGTATTCGTTGAATCATACGCACCACCAATACCAATTGATGGATTTCCCTCATTTCTATAGAAAACTTTTTGTCCGTTTTCTAAATTATGTGCAGATTTGAATGTTATTGTTTCATCATCTATATCAATTCCACCATTGAAAAATAAATTTCGACTATCAAACGATATATCTCTAAATCTTGCTCCTAAAACTGGTTCTAATAAACAACCGTTACCATTACCACCTGTTAATGAAATACTAGTCACTGCCTCAATATCAAAATCTTGAGGATCAACAAATACTTTTTTAACACTACCAGTTAATATTGGTTCTACTAATGCTGTTGTTCCTGCTCCAGTTTCTACTGTAATAATAGGTGGATTAATTATATCATACTCTTCACCTTCATTTAATAACTGAATTTCTTCTAAAGAACCATAATATATTCTATCATCTGATATTGGTGAGTGGATTTGTACTCCATCCTTTAATATTCCAATATCATTTGTAGGTTTATCATGATTCGATGATATGAATAAGTTTTGTCTGAGAGAAATTTTTCGTAAAACTTTATCAGCTTCAAGTTTTTTATTTGCATGTCTTTGTAAAATAAAATTATGATCACCAGTGGAAGTAGAACCTATACCAACTTTAACAGTGCTTGCAGTTCCAATCTGACTTCTTGAGTTATATAACGCAATTCTTGATATAGTTACATTCGGTGCCTCTGGTTGTGGATCAACATAATAAACTCTACCAGAGGATAAACCTACTATCTCCTCCTCAGTTGGTTGATAAATTATAGCATCACCCTGAATTAATTTGATATCAGTATTTGTAGATGGTGAAAATCTAATAAAATTATATAAATTTGTTTGTGTTCCATCTTGCCCATCAAAGTTACTAACATCAGACGCACCTGTAATAGTTTCCTTTATTATATCAATATCAATATCGTAACTTGGTAGAGAGTTAGATGCAACGTACCCATCAATGGAACCATCAGTATAAACATTCAATACATCAGATATTAATGTATCATTACCATCTTTGATTGCAATACCTGTGCTATTCGCTTTTTGGATAACTCTACGAATATCATAGTTTTCAATTGATTGAAATGGAATTGTTAGGTTTTGATTCTCAACATCAATTGTGTTTAATGTTTCATTGATACTTTTAACGTTAAATGTTCCAATTATGACCTGTTCATTCCTTTTTAATATCTCAAATTGATCACCAACTTTTAATGAAGATTTATCAATTGGTGTTTTTAATATGTAAGGACCTTGTCCTTCAACTTGAAATCTTGAACTCGTATTATATTTCCAAGAATTTACGAAAACTTGTTTATATGTATCAGTCCCAACATCTATTTTTTCACCAACATTCTTAACGAATAATTTTTCACCTTCATTTATAAGATTGAAATCATTTACTGGGATTAATTCTGACAACACACCAGTGATTCTTAAATCAATACGTTTTGATAAATCACCATTTTCATATCCAAATATTGATTCATTTGATCTTATATCATCAGCAGTATTAATTCCTACATTTACTCCACTACATCCAAAAAATTGATTGATTGTCTTAGATGTATAATCTATGGTATTTGTACCACTTATTATTGTTCCAGTAGTTCCAAATCCAACTGTAGAATCAACAGAAATAACTGTGCCATTTATTTGAGTGTTACCTAGAGATTTTGTTTTACCAGGTATTGTGAATACACCCTCAATTAAATCACGGTCATTATATCCTACAAAAAGTGATAATTTATAATATGTTTTACCATCTCTTGTAAATATTTCAACTTCTGAAACTGATGCACTGGTATTTAAATCATTCGACTTGAATATTGTTTGTCCTACTAGATTTTGAGGTTCGCCATCAGTAGTAATTAAATCAACAACTATAACTTCTCTTCTTATAAATTCTGAACTTGATGGTTTTATAAGATTATTTTCTAGATCTAATATTTTTGATTCGACACCATATAATACTTTTAATAATATTCTTATTGACTCCTCAATACCTTTTGATTGATAGAATGAACGAGCAAACTTAACAAAGTTACCAACATCTAAATTAGAGGTAAAATCATTATTTTCAAGACCTGGTAAGAATGTTTTCTTTAATTTTTTATAAAATTCTTGAACAAATAATACAGAGAGATTAGTTACAGAAGATCCAGAATCATGAGATGCAGATGCAGTACTCTGAAATTCTAATGTTTCTTTATTAATATCAAGTAAAGAGGAAGATACACCTACATTAAAACCTGTAACACCACTAAATCCACGAATACAACCTGTAAAGGAAGTAGATGTGATGCCAGTATAAGAAATTATTTCATCATCTATTTTTAATAATCCATACTCATCGGGAAATCCCTTGGTGCTTGGAACAGAAATAGTAGTATCAGTTGATGATACGGCAGACGTAATACTTGTAATACCAACGACAACTTCTGGTACAAGATTATCAACCTTAAGATATTGATCAAGATTATTAATTAAATCACTAGGTCCTCCTTGAAATTCCTGTGAAATGTAATATTGCTTGAAAAATTCTGTGGCATTTGGAAAATCAGAGAGTATAAACTCAGGTAACTGATTTTCTATAATCGTATTGACCTTAATTCTTTTGTCAAATTGTGACATAAATTATTTCCTCTCTAAGACTCCATTTGAGTAACTTGAGGTAAAGTAATCTCTTGTGAATACAACACCTGAAACATCTTCTCCTGATGCAATTACGTCCTTCACCATATTTATGGAACTATTAGAAACATCAAAACTTACAAATAAATCCTTTAATCCCACAACATCGTTTGATTCAGGAAATGCTTGTACTTCAATGATATTATTTTGGGTAACTGTTGATGAAATATTAATAGTATTCAATAAGATCTCACCCTTCTTATAATCAACTCCACCAGCATCTTTAATCAAAACAACTTGTTGGTTTTTATTATTTTTTGTAACAACACTGATTGTCCCTTTCATGCTTCCATCTAAATTTCCTGAAGCATTTTTATTTGGAACGTCTGTAAGATATGCAATATTTGTGCTTCCAGATAATGTAAATCCTGTGCTCTTAATATTAAAACCCTCTGGATTTATGTAAAAACGATTACCAAAACATAACTCATATTGTGCAAACTGATTCAATAATGCCTTTAAGTCTCTTCGTATTATTACTTTAGTAATATTTGATGTGATACCATCATCTACACGGTCAATTAACTGATTAATCTTACTATACTTAAATCTACCACCAAATTTATTAATTTCTATATTTTGTCCATATAATCGCAAAGCACCAATAATACTGCTTCTTAAATTAAGATCTGATGCAACTTGTGATGGATTGTAATATACTGTTGAATCTAGCTCAACATATAGTATTTTAAGATCAACAATTTCTGAATTAATACCAGCGATAGCGTAACTCTTTAACTTATTTTTAATCTGTGTCTTATCAAAATCTGATACAAATGTACCATTTTTTGGTTTTATACTTATTTGTACTTTTCCAAACTGGGGAGGATCAAGTTCTTCTCCACCTATT